GACAATCCGAGATAATGACCATTATATGAACGCACCTAAATTTGGCTCCGTGACCTGGGATCGAACCAGGCTTATTTCTGATTAACAGTCAGACGCCTACACCTTGCTTGCTCTCACGGAATAAAAATATGTCACTACAGCATACCGTCAGAGGGTATGTGTTGTTCTTCTGTAGTAAGCATTCTAAAACACACTAGACCCCGTTATACCACCTACTTTTCAAGAATCTTGTCGCTTGCTTACTCTGAGTTGACGCCGCTACGACTAGGTTACCCCGTTAGTGTGTTTTAGAATGCCGTGTATTTCTACACGACATGATAGGGTTGATACCCTACCCAGTGATTTTACAATCTGCGTTATCGCCACAGACTTCATCCTACTGTCCGCCCATTCGATACACTTTACGCTGTATTCCGGCTCTCGTTGCCTATTCACGTGCTATCATTTAAGATGAAACATCTTATGATAGACTTTTGCACGTTCAATCTTGTTACGGATCAATTGTGCGACTTGTTCTTTTGACAATGTGTGAGTCTTTACCCACTCATCACTGCGTTGTTCACGCTTGTTATCAGAAGAACCCGATCTTACTTTACTATCCAATTGTCGTCAACCTTTCCTTTGTTGCTTTTTCGCAACACAAAAACAAAAACCCCTGAGACTTTTTAGTTTCCCAGGGGCTTCTTAGATTCTATTGAGATTAGATTCTTGGAATCTTTTCTCCTTCTATGAAACTCCCCGGAATTCTTGCATCATAATTAAACTCTGACCCGCGAATACTCGGTGTAGACATGTTACCCGCAAAGGCTAACACTGGTGTCAAAGAGGCTATCTGCCACTGACCCGTATGTTTTAGCGATTGACAAGTAATGTTTTTCATAGTAAAGTTATTTAGTCCTGGTAAAAAATTTCGTCTTTTAAAGGCTGTTTTTTGTGCCTTTTGTTAATTCATGTATGAATTGTAGCAGAAGATCGAATTAGTGTCAACACCTTTTTCAACTATCTACCCAACTTCAAAAATTCTTTTCTGAATCGATTTCTCAATTCATGACTGAAGTATAGTAGAGATAGGAATAGTTGTCAACAACTTTTTCTATCATCTTGCCCAAACTTCAATGCAGCGATTTCTCGATGCAAGTGTGTAGTATATATGCCTTTTGAATTGTTGTCAACTTTTTTTATTGTCTTATGGGTAAACTAGTAACGCAACTGCGATTGCGTATTCTTTTTCATGACTAATACTAATTTTAATACTAGAGTTGTTTACTACATATGGGCTTCCTGTAGTACTGTTTAGTATAGTCATTCTTCGGTGTCCGGTTGCTTTGAAGATGGCTTCTTTGGCAGCCCATCTTCCTGCAATATATTGTATTTTGTTTGTTGCTTTGTTGAACTCAACTATTTCAGATTCAGATAGTATTTTATTGGCTAGTTTAGATAAATTATTTTTGAATCTAGAAACCTTAACGATATCACAACCTAACATGATTACTACCTAAACTAGTTAATAACAACGTATATTTTAAAAATATAGACATTCACAAATTATAGACTATCTCAGAATCAAGGTCAATTCTTGTTTGCCCGTAATTCAATTATTATCATCTTTTAAGGCCACGATAAATAACGGTATGATAGATACTTACTACGAATTAGAACCCAAAGACAATCACTTCTATAGCATCTTTGTTGATATTACTCACAAATGTAATATGGAATGCGCCAATTGCTATGTTCCAATAAGAACAGTGCCGGATCTAGATGTAACTAAATTATATGAAGTGTTGGAGCAATTGCCAAACAAGGCTGAGATTAGACTAATAGGCGGCGAGCCTACAGTAAGATCAGATTTAATTGAAATAGTAGACAACATTAAACGCTTAGGACATCGCCCTACTATGATGACAAATGGCTTAATGCTAGCTAGACCGGGTTATGCTAGAGAATTAGCAGACGCAGGCATGCGTAGCATATATATTAGTATGAACGGCGCAGATGATAATTCCATTTACAAAATTATGGATGGCGGTGGCTCTTGGGCTGAAAGAAAAGTCACAGCCCTTAAATCATGTCTAAATGTAAAAATGAATGTTAACATTGGTGTTATCTTACAAAAAGGCGTAAATGATAACACCCCTAAGAGACTTTATGAACTAGTGAAAGAATCGCAGGGCAAAGCAATTCTACGTTTTAGAAATGTTGGGCAAGTTGGTCGTTACAGTTTAGAAAAAAATCAAAACTGGACATGGGATGAAATGGTTACATTAGTGTGTAATCAACTTGGCATAGATAAGGAATGGGCGTTAACACAGACTGAGATCAATGGGTGTCGAGAAAAGAATGTGATATTCTTTCCAGTAGAGCCAGATAAGAAGTACACTACCACTTGGATTAAAATTACAGACTGGAGTCCTGAAGATAGTGACTTTCCTGATCCAGGCAATAATAGACGAGGTAGGCTAACTCAGGATTTTAAACTTGCTCCATTTTTTGAGCACGTAAAAAAATACGAAAATCAATTTTAAACAGCCGCGGTGAATATATGAAAATTTTAAATTTTTGGAATAGCTTAGGAGTGAATATTAGACGGGTTACCATACCAGCACACATTTTGACGTTGATAGGTATAGCATCTGTGTTCACTGGTGCTACCAATTGGCCATGGTTAATGATAATATACCCTGCATGGTTTCTATTCGGCCATATAGGATATGGCATCTTTGTTCACAGATACTTTTGTCATAAATCTTTTGAGACATATACCTGGATAGTTAGATTAGGCGCATATTTCGGTTTAATGTCCGGTGCTGGCAGTGCAATGAACGTGAAAGTCATACACGTAGGATACCATCATCCGCATAGCGATACAGAATTGGACCCGCATACACCCACAAAAGGTCTTTGGTGGAGTTATCTATTATGGCAGAACCACAAAATTGACCTGGCCAAAGACAAAATATGGGTTGTTAAAGACATGATGAAAGACCCATATCTTAAATTTTTTCATAATCATAACTATAAAATTTATTGGGGTAGTTGGTTGCTGTTAGCCTTAATAGATTGGAGACTTGCAGTGTTCATTGTCAGTGCTGCCACAGTTCTAGAGTTTCATTTGCTGTCTATAGCCAATACATTCGGTCATTACAAACACAAATGGAGTTATCAAAATTATACTGGCAAAGACAATAGTCAAAATATCCCCTGGCTCAATTGGATTACGCTAGGGCACGGCCTTCATAATAATCATCATGGAGATCCGAGAAATTACAATCATGCTCATAAAAAAGGCGAATTTGATACAGCAAAATGGTTGATTCCGTTAATAGAAAAGAGAAGAACAACATGAAAGATGCAGAAAATAAAGTAAGAGCTATTATAGCTAAACATTACAGAATAAGCGAAGATGACATTAAACCCGATAGTTCTTTTATATCTGATTTAGGTGGCGACAGTTTAGATATCATTGAACTGGTACTAATTCTAGAAGACAAGTACGGCATTGAAGTTCCAGAAGAAATCGCCGAAGAACTAGACACTGTGCAAAAAGTATATGACTATCTCAATTCTTTAAATGCTTGATACTATGAACACCACAAGATTTATCACCCCAGACGAAATTGACTACTTACGTGTCACGTATGCCGTTGGCCGCACCGCCTTAGGGACAGTAATTACAGAAGATGTGCAGGAAACTTTCCTTAGCACTACCAAACAGAAAATGATAGAAGGTCTGATGCACGTTGCAGTAGTGTTCGATAACGACAATAAACCGATAGCATCCTATCAAGCGTTTGAAGTTCCTCAAATACTTGCATGGCGTTGGAATGGTCTTAGTAGTGTAGCAAAGCACAATCACTACAATAAAACTGCTCCTATTATTGCACCTGCACTAGACATGATAGTGAGTCTGATGGAGTCTAAAGGATACTATAAATTCTGGTCTTTAAATAAAGAGTCTGCACATAACATACGACATAAAATTATGTGCAAACACAGCACCCTATTGAATAGGTATAATTGCTACGATGAGTTGATAATTCCTAAAGGAGAGGCTTCTGGACTACCATTGTTTGATGCATACAGACCCCCTGCACCCTATAATCTATTAGTGCGATTGTTTGTCTTAGATCAAAAGCACAGAGTTGAACAACTTAGAAAACACGGATACGACGATTATACAGGCACATTGGATATATAACATTGTCGGGTGTCGTTGTCTTATACATACGGGTTAGTCATTGGCAATTGCTCAGGCATTGATGATTATTTAGTAGGATCTTTTGAATCATCAATAAGTAATATACCATTCGCATCATTATAAATAGCCCGTTGTAATGCTTTTTCTGCCATATACGGGTCAGTCACAAACTCTTCCTGATCTTCTACAGTCGTGAAGATAAACGTTTGCATTAATAGCAAATCATCAACTCTTGTAGTTGACCCTGTCAGTTTCCCAGTGGCAACATATTTTTCTCTTATATATTCAATATGAGATTCCGGCAAAGTATCGATAAACCACGGTATGTCTGCATTGGGTCTAGTAAAAAGTTGAGTAATTTCTATAGCCATACTATTTTCCTTATTTTATACTATTTATGCCTTTATTCTTTGGGAATGCCGGCAGTTAATTTTTCCCAATTAATTTTAGTTGTTTGATTCACTGAATCTAATTGGTTGTATGGTGTCTTTACTAATTGACCAAAGTCAATTTCACAGATTGATTTAGGTTTTTCAGTTAGAGCATCACTTAAAATCTTGTGCAGTTCTTGCCTAGTAGTATTGTCAATTGTTTTATTAACAAAGAAATAGTGACCTACAGTGATATTCTCTAGTCCTTTAATTTTTTGTGATTGAAATGTTTGATGACCGTTAACACTGCGAGTTCCTGTCATACCCACAACTTTAACATCATTTGTAAATCTTGCAGTAACACTGGGGCCCATCCAATCCACGCCACCATCAATATGTCCTCCTAGCATATCAGTTGTTGCTTCAGGTGTTCCCTTATAAGGAACTTCGACTATACTAAATTCAGGGTTTTCACGTTTAAGTGATCTTGTTATCAACGAAGTGATAGAACCCGGATTGACACCAATTGTTATATCACGATGTTGAGCATCGGATAATTTGTTTATTTTCTTGGAAAAAATTGCTAGCGGCTGTGCATTACAAAACGGAGTAACCAAATCAAAATCGTCTATACTGTGACTATCTTTATACAATAACGGTCTGATGTAGAAACTACTTGTAGTAGCTAATATTGCTAATTCTTTCGACTCTTTTACGGCATTTGCTGCAATTGCGCCGCCCGCTCCAGGTCTATTTTGAAACACAAATTGGTATTTGTTTTGTTGAGCATTTGCACTTTCTATCACTGCACGAACCATGTTTGATTGTGAGCTAGCGGGAGAGAAAGGCCAGATTATTGAAACAGTTTTTTGTGCAAAAGCTGAAGACGCAATGCACATCATCAACAAGATTGTAAATATTTTTTTCATTTTTTCCTATAAGTTAAGTTTTAAACAGTATGTCTGTCGAAGCAATATTTATATCTTCGGCCGGATGTGGTTTAAAATTATTTTCGTGCCCAATTCTCCAGTAGTGATAAAACCTGATAAATCCGTCATCGCCGTCATGTTTATATTTTGCGTCTATTTTACTATTAAACAGCTTTAAATCAGACTCTACTTGTTGAACAATTCTTTCTTTCCCATGTAACTGGAACATCCAATCATCCATTTGAAAGCCACCCTTAAAACCCATACCTTGTTTAAGGGCTTGCCAGTTTTTACTGTAGTCTTTAAAAGCAGGATAGATACATGGGATGATAGCACGTTGCCAATTACTTCCCCTTTCAACGTTAGCATTGAAAGCGACAGGTTTAGACCTGTCCCATAATATTGCTCTTACATGGGAATTCTCAGGTCTGTAATTCCAACGGCATACTTCATGCGCTTGCTTAATCATTAGCTCGGGTAAATCGGGAGAATAATAAAACATTATAGACTCTACGTTAGTATACTTTTCTTTAAAATGAGGGCATATGATGTTTACTAACGGGTCTGCAACAACGGTGTATAAATGTCCCGACGGGGCCCTACATATAATAGGTTTATCGATGCCGTATACTACTCCTATTTTTTTACCTGCTTCAGCTAAATTTTTGATGTGTGTAAACTTATCCAGTGAATGTCTAGTAGCGCCTGAAAAATGTATCCAGTGAGAAGCTGACTCATATATCCATTCATCCGTTTTCATTTCTAAGATATCTTCAAAGTAATCATGTATAGAAAGTTTAATGTTGGGGTGCGTTTTAGAGATACTGGCCAGGAAAGGTAATTGTGATACTAGAGTTTCAGTAATTGTATTATTTGCGGATTTGTCATTAAGATTTATTTTCCAATTTTTTAATCCACTAACAGGAGCTGCGGCAACTATTTCATCTATGCGAATGTTGTTATCTAAAAAACTTTTTACAACGTTGGTACTGTCGGCCCCGCCGCTAGCCATTACGACAACATAATCAAACTGTTCTCGGATTTGTCTAGCACGTTCTGCATACAACATCTCTAGTGATACGGGTGGCTCAATTGTCCAATCATACTTGTCAAAAATTTCGTTATTAAAATGCCAGGTGATGTCCGCTTTAGTGGGATTAGCATATAATATAGCCTGTAATTTGTTGTAGAATATATGATGTCCTACTTTATAATAACCTAATTTTGTGTTCATTTCTTATAATCCGTAATATTCTTTGATTCCGACACGTTCGGCCCATTCGGAATTAAATTTACCATCAATCCGTAGACTCCAAGAAACATAATCAGAATGTCCTTTACTACAATGCCAATTAATTGTGTTGAACACCATTGCCCTACTAGAAATTTCATTTACTGTTCCTAGCTCATCTTGAAGTAGAATTTTCTTAGAAAACTTACCAGTTAACCATATAAACATGTCACGCCTATCAAGATTGATATTACCATAATCTGTATGAAATGCTGTTATCTGGTTGGGTTCATTAATCCAAAACATTGTTCTACCGTATTCATCAAAGCATTTTTGTTCATCTATCCAATCAAATAAAAATTTAAAATCTTGATATGGATTTAAATTAACACTATGTTCAATTAGATGTTTATAGGGATAAGTTTCAGGATACCCTTTATTCCCCCTAAGCAACAACTGTGAACCTAGAGTCGCTGTACCTTTAAGTTTAGTATACCAATTTATTTCCGGTATACTAAACTCTGGATAATTATTTTTATACTTCTGTTTTTCCTCGAGGAAGCCTGGTAACTGTTTATTCAACAAAGAAAAATGAGGTGTGTACGATGGCTCAATGTATTTTGCATTTTTGGCTATGTTATAAGTAATCTGTTCTTCTAATGCATCAAATGCATTCATGTTCAGGTAGTCAGATAGGTCAACGTAAATTTTTTCATTAATTAGTTTCATTTTATTTCTTTTTTCACTAGTTGCATTACAGGTTCATATCCTATTTTTTTCATAATGTGTTCTTGCATGACCTGATTCTTTGAATGTATGTAGGAATATATTGATGATCGACTTAGTTCTTTACCTAAGGTATCTATTAAAGAATGCATTTTTGTATATATCCCTTGTTGTCTATGTTGATCTTCTACAAAAATGATATGTATCAGTATTGAACTAGGACTCTTTGACAGGTTAAAGAAAGATCCTGCAATAATTTCTTGGTCGGTCTTTAATAAGATGCCGGCGTCAAGGGGCCGGGCATCAGAAGCTAGAGCATGACCACTGGCTTCGATGATCCCATACATTCTGTTGTATTCTGTTGTCAATTCTTCACAGTTGTTCATGAACACATATTGATAGGGTCCATGAGAGTCTAATATTTCTAAATGAGTCATTGGTTAATTGATAGTCTTTTTACTGCATCACTATATGGTTCTAAGTATTCCCCGTTCCACTTATTCCAGAATTTTTCAAAAATCCTAATATTAGGGTGTTGCATAATTTCTGATCTATATATCTGTTCGTAGCCTGTTAACTTTATGCGTTTCTGAGTTACAAAATCATAGACCGGCATGTTAAAATTAGAGCCATTATTGAAGACATGTGACTTTGTAGAGTTGCTACCTGTCTTGCCCGGTAGTTGTCCTGTGCCCAATTTAACTATACTAGGATCTAACAAGAATGATAGCATCATTTCCGGCGTATAAGATAGTAAAAAGGGACAACCGTTGACATTATACTTCTTGTAATACCTCTGTAAACTGTGGATGTATTCCAGTTCTTCTAATACCCAAATATCAATGTCTTTTTCATAACGCATATATGGTGGGTCGTTTCCTAGTAGAGTAAACCCGTCCAGTTGACTAGCAACATGCATGGTAGCAGGCAGAGCAAATGAACAACATGTAACTGACTCAGCAATTTCTACATTACGCCCGGATTCAACAAAATCATAGAAGTTTAACTTATAGATAACAGGTTCTATATTCTTAGATTTGCAAAATTCATATGCATAAACAATGTCATGTTGGTTTAACACATTCCCGTCATTGTCAGTGAGTTCAATGATTATTGGATCAAAGGGCATCTTCAAGTGTAGCAACACTTCACATACGTATTGACTATCTAACCCACCGCTATACAGTACTTGAAACTTACCTGTTTTATTAGCATACACGTATTCCACGGCATCAAGTGTTTCTTCAAAGTATGTCTTGACTTTCTTAGTGGGAGGATCAATATTTACGTGCCAGGTATCTCCGTGTCCTGTACCATACAGGTAATTATTCTTAGTTATTTCCATTGGCATTTAAAAAATCTCTAAAGTGAATTTTTTGTTGTTCTAAGTTGGTTTGAGAGAATTCAGTTAATAACTCTGCTTGGTTCTTATCTTGTGACCAGGCCGTTTCCCATACTGATTCGTTAAGCTTCCAGTCATCTACATAGTTCTTATCCATATACTTGAATACATAGACATTGGAATGTTCATCTGAGGGTGTTGCTACAGTAATAAACATCGAGCCCTTCTGCCATTCTATCATAGTATTAGGATAGACTGCAATCCATCGTGCGCCCTCTTTTACTGTCTGAATGCTACCATTCTGATAGTATTTCCACTCTACATCTGTGTCATGTATATCAATCAAATCATAGACACCGGCATGTACAGTTTGTATATGATCTACATCCAAGAACAAATCCATAATATTATTAGGTGTTGCTTTAACATAGTCAGTGCGAGTCTCGACTAGAACCATATTACTTAGGTCAACATCTATGTCAAAGTCTACGGGGCTACTGAACAACAACCCATTCCATTCATAGACTGATTCTGCCTTTAGATTTTCTGTGTTTTTGCAGTAGTGTTCTGTTCTGCCGCTGGTTAGTGGACTGCCGTCTAGTTTAAATGACCAATTGTGATAGGGGCAGACACGTGAACCCTTACCATCTTTCAATGAGATAAGGCTTTGTTGATGCGTACATATATTGCTGACAAGCTTGTAAACGCCGTTGTCGTTAACCAACACTTTTTTCCTAAGGTATTGATCCAGTACCTTGTAAGATAGTTCAGAAATAGAGGATTTGTGTGCAAGAAACATAGCACTGTATTTATTATTGTACAGTGCCGGGCCAGCTTTTTAAGTTTTAATGACAGAAATGATTAATCCGGAAATATCGAATTCATACCATTTCTTGCGAAACGTATAGTCTTTGGGGAATCTGTGATGATTGTTGTGCCATGCTTCGCCCCAACTAGGAATAGCCCATAACCAATTGTTCGCAGACTGGTCATTTAGATTGTAACTACGATATCCACCATACCAACTAGGCTTGTGTCCTACGTAGTTGACGATATTACTCATAACACCCGTAACCATAGCCGGTGCCCAGTGCAAGAATATCATTAAGTAGAGGCCGCCGATCATAAACAATACAAGACTATACAACGCAATTATAGCGAAATAATATCGATGCAGGAACTGTTGGAATTTGTCTGTAACTAACCCGCGCATACGCCATTTAGTATCTGTATCAACTTCGTTCACATAGTCTAATGCGAATATTTTTAGACCCTTGTACAGTGGGCTGTGTGGATCAGTTGGCTTGTCGCTCTTTAAGTGATGATTAATATGAATCGCAACCCAGGCTAGCGGACTGCCCGTACCTGCAAAGCATCCTAACACTGACAATACTTTGGTTAATAATGGATATGTTGTATAGCTATTATGAGTCAATCGTCTATGATACGTGACGACAATTCCCAAACAACCATATATGAAATATCCAAGCAATATCAATAACAGACTATTAATTGTCAACCCGTAAGTAAACAATCCAAGTAGTGTTCCGATCAGAGACACAACCATGAATATTTGTGCGCCGCGTGTGCTAGATGCTAGTATATGTGTCATGTCAGTATTTATCTGAAGGATTCTCGCAATACCCTTTTCTTGATAATTATGGCATCAGGCTTCAATTCTTGCCCCATGAGCTTCCAATATAAATCAGTTGTAGGCTGTGTATTAGCGGGGACCCGGTCTAATTCTACCAGATCATAACGGCCAGTCTGTACATACTTGTTCTTTCTGTACTGACTTTCATAGACGGTGGCGATGCGTTCACTGACTGAATAATAATACTCGTAGTATTTCTTTGACTCTGCCAAATGAAATGCTTCTTTAATCAATAAGCCGATTTCTTCCTGGTTGAAGGAGAAGTACGTAGTGAATCTAGTAGTGTATAGTGTAGTTATGACCCAGAATCTACCACGGGCCTTGTTCTCCATCAATACGATACCTATCCAGCTAATGATCTTTCCATCTTCGATGCAACCAAATGCATAGTAGTTCTCGTTTTCTTCAAAGTATTTCTTATAGAGTTCGATCAACACTTCTTCGGGTAATGGCTTAGTGCCGCTTACCCTAGATCGTAGTCTAGATATCTCCAAGCATTCCTTGAAATGCTCTTCTCCTAATAGTCGTTCTACTTTCATTTGTCGGTTCTTAATAATGAGATTACTAGTGCTAATGGGTCTAGTTCGTATGATCTGACCTTAGTGCATACCTTTTCAGCGTGTGCATGATGATTGTTGTGCCAGGCATCACCTAAAATAAAGGGCCACATGTATTTGTTGTTTGTACTGTAATCATTTGTTGCAAAGTTTCTGTACCCATTGGTGTGACAAAAATAGTTGAACATCGTCTGAGTTATACTTACTATGAATACAGGTATAGCCCACATGTAGATAACTAGGTTATAGTTTACGATACTCAATAACAATAAAAATGCTAGTATAAACAATAGATAGTACTTGTCTATTTTTAAATGTACGGGTGTCAATAATTCTTTAACTATAAAAGGGTTAAATTTAGTGTTTGTGGGTTTGAAACCTACAAAGTTAAAGTCTTTATTGTAAGGACTATGAGGATCTTTTTCTGTATCTGATGTAGCGTGATGTATTCTATGAATATATACCCAACCCAAGGGACTTCCTCGTCCGGCTAATACAGCAAATACAGTGTAAAACCATTTAGCTAAATTGCCTAACTTAAAACTCTTATGAGTATAATACCGATGCAACATCATACTTATACCCAAAATACTATAAGAGTAAAACATGATTATTGCTAATAGAACATACTGCCAACTAAACGCCGCAACGAAAGGGCTTGTCAACAATATTACCAATGACAATAATTGTATTATTCTTAATGAATTAGGTGATGATGAAAATAAGTTCATCAGGTATTTATCATAAATATAGTTGGGAACAATAAATGAAAGATGAATTATTTTTTAATACTGGGTTTTCTCCTGTAGGTATATTAGATAAATTATACCAGGAAGCCAGCGTAGAAGAAAACTATTATTGGAGTCCGGCCGTGCCCCCAGTTATGAGATGTGATGTAAGTGACGAAATAAGAGATTATTTTAAAAGATTAATAAATGTCCCATTCAACGATTGCGGGTTATTGAAAACTTACCCAAATGCTATCTATCCAATACACAAAGATTCATTTAGAATCACAGCATTAAACATGACATTGATGGATGATAATCCAGACTTTGTGACTCAAGTAATAGGGGTAAAATTTGGTAAAGTACATAAGTATCCAGTTACTTATGTAAGAAATGAATTTACTATTCTAAACGTATCTCAATTGCACCATGTCACTAATAAAAGTCAGACATTGACTAGAACCATACTTAGTATGGGATTTAAAGAATGTGATTATTCAACCTTGTTGCGTCTTCAATTAGAGGGAAAATTGTTCAATGATATATAAAAAGATAGATGTGCCAAACTTAGAGGTAATGATCAGTGAGATAATGACAATGGTCAGTCCTCAAATATCACAAAATCTCAGATACTGGGATCTTCCGATACCAGATTTTTATAAATTAACCCCTACCTTTTTTAAGTATATTACAGGAAAAACTTTTCGTAGTATACCTAACCAGTTTAGATTCTATAATACTCCACCGTACGGCACGTTAGGCCCGCACATTGACAATCTTGCAACTGCACCATATAAGATTGGTTTCAATATACCACTGAGTGGCACTAAAAATACTTTTATGAATTATTATACGACACCCGAGGATAACGTATCTATTAGTTTAACCGGCGGGTTTGGCTCTGTGCCTGCTCAGATAATTAAAGACCATACTAAATTAGTACTGATAGACAGTATAGAAATTGACAAGCCTACCGTTCTTAGAACAGATTTAATACATGAAGTAGTAAATCCAAATGACTCATATAGGTTAGTATTAGGAATGAAATACATTGGTAAACAAGTTGAGGATATACTAGCCTAATGATTTTATTAAAATTATATTCGGCTTTGTCTATAGAAGAAATTAAAAACTTCTATGACTTTCTTGCGTCTATTCAATCAGACGGTTTGCCTGCAGGCATTAACATGTGGGATAATAATTGGGAGTCAAAAAATGAAACTCTACCTTTTATTTTAGAAAAAACTGATAGATTTAATAGTTCTAACGGAGATTACCATATAATATATGATGGGTCAACAATCATAGCATGCGGTGGCGTGTACATTAGTGATTTTTCAAATAGAATAGCAATCGGAGGGGTGCGAACCTGGGTAACTAAAGAGTATCGCAATAATAGCATACTTAGAGAATATCTATTACCAGCACACAAATTGTGGTGTCAAGAAAGAAATATAGATATACTTGCACTTACTTTTAACGAATACAATAAAAATCTTCCTAAGGTGTTTAAGAGAAGAAGATTAGGTGAGTCCATAGAAAGAATAACATCACGTGAGCCAAAGCATTTGTTTTACTCAGGACTACACGAGGTTCCATTTGCGCTGTCTATACAATACACGAAACAATGGTTAATATATGAAAAATTATCAGATTGGAACTTCAATTGGGAGACCATTAAATGGATTTAATTTGGTCAGACGGAGTTGACGATTACAAAGAAAACAAGTTAATTATTGACTCAGTAACTGGTAAAAAAGTGCATCATATTACACTGAAGGATGTGCCAACTGACAGTGCTAAATCATATCTTGACATGGCATATGATGTACTCAGTAACAAGGGCAAAATAGATGTATTATTAAGTGGCGGGCAAGATAGTGAATTGTTACTTAGAACCGTAATAGCCTTAGGTATTCCTCACAATGTCATTACTATGAAGTTATTGATTGACGGGTGCATCGTTAATACACAGGATTTATACTACAGTGAATTGTACTGTCGTGAGAATGATATCAAACAGAATATAATCACATTAGATGTACTTGATTTCTTTGAAAGTGACCGATACCTAAATTATGTAGTACCATATTCAATAATCGAGCCGCATGTAGCAACTCACTTTTGGATGGTAGAACAATGTGATAATGTGCCGATATTTGCTGGCGATTACTCATGGCCATGGCCACATAAAGCAGTAATAAGTCCTCATAGATTTGAATACAGTTCTTATAGTCGATTTATGCATGAGAAGAACATCAATGGAATCAGTAGTTTTCTAAATCATAGTCTGGAATTAAACATGCACATGATTGAAAAACACATACGATGTTACAGCGACAAATTAGAAGTTGGTCGATTCAAGTCTAACTTGTATAGTTCGTTGGGAGTTGGAGTGTTTATGCCAAGACTTCGTAACTCAGGGTGGGAAGGACTTACTAGTAAGCTGTTTAAAAAGAACAAGTACAAACTAGAATTATTAAAGAAGTTAGGTATAACTCCTTCTACTATTTTTTGGGGCGAGAAAATAAAAACTATATTGAAAAGTGATGTATACAGCAATGACAAATACTGACTTAGATGGGTTCAGTCACGGGCAAATAAAAAGTAAATTGTGGCTATGTGAGAAACTAGAACCGTTAACAAAAGATAATATAACTGTGGCAATATTAGGAAGCTGGATAAATGTATTAGGGTTCATGATGCTAACTAGACAGCCTAACAAGTATTCACACATTAGAGGGATAGATTTAGACTCTACAAATGTTGATATCGCAAATAAAATTTGTAACTATTGGTTTGTTGAGGGCATACAACGTACTACATGTGACGATGCTAATATAGTTGACACTAGGGGGTTTGATGTAGTTATTAACTGTAGCTGTGAACACATGGGATCATCAGCTTGGTTCGACAATATAAGCCCTGGCACTATGGTATGCATACAGTCTAGTAACGTCACAGATACAACTGAGCCATGGCTAATAAAAAACCCCAGTCATAGTATCGATGAATTTCTTTCAAAATACCCACTAAGTGAGATAAAATTTTCAGAAACTCTACCGATAACCTATGAGGACTGGGGTTATGATAGATATATGATTATTGGAATCAAATAGCAATCTTGCCGATTGCGTTGATTGTAGCCGCAATCTTGCCAATGTGATGCAACTCTTGAACAGTTACTCCTTCTTTCTTTAGTGTCTCATAGTGACTCTTGACACAGAAGTGGCACTTGCCAATAATGCTAGCGGCTAATGAGTACATCTCAAATTTTACCTTAGTAACTCCACCGTGCGTTGCGTATGCATTCATACGTAAGCCAGCTGGTAATCCCTTTAATGCAGGATCATCACACATTTCGACAAATGGGTACCAAACATTGTTTTGTCCCATCAATGCGGCCGCTGTCTTTGCGGCTTCACGTGATTTTTCATCTGTGAATAGAGGACTATTCATTTCGATTTCAAATGCTAAACCTCCGTTGCCAGCTGCAAGTGCTGCCACATATGCGATTGCATGTGTATCAATCGGATCGAATGGACTACGATTGATGACTGCATCAAGATTCAACTTAATATCCTTTGCGTGATCCGGAATACTTTCTTTCACGCTATCTACCCAATTTCCACCGATTGTAATTGGTGGTACTGATGCCATTGCTTCCATTTTATTCTCCTTTATGTTGCAAGCTTTCTAGTGTTTTTGACATGTCTGCACATGTATATGTTTGATAACTGTCTCGTAACTTGTCTGGCATTGGTATGTATTCAATAGCTTCAACGGGTGCTATGCTTAGTGCAACATCTAAGAAACTCTTAGGTGTTCCGGTGCCTACGTTCCATACTCCAGATTCTTTTACGTCAAAGAAATCTATATGTGTTTGACATACTTTCTCTACAGGTACAAAGTCTCTTAGATAGTTCTCACTATTTTCAAATAACTTAATCTTACCTGTTTCACGATACTGTTTAGCAAATGTATGATACGGACTAGCTTGACCCTCTTTGTGATCTTCGTTAGAGCCATATACATTAAAGTATCTAAAGCCTTGAATACGAATACCTTTAAGCAACTTTAGTTTTAAGTTGCTAACATGACGCTCAAACAAATACTTTGTCCATGCATAAGGATTTCTAGGGTCTGCTGGTTGATCTTCTCTGAAGTTTTCTTTACGCATACCATATACGCTGGCACTGCTAGAATACTGTAAGTCAACACCATGCTTGATACATTGATTCAATAGCCATATACTGAAATCAACATTTTGATACATAATCTTTTCAATGTTGCGCTCAGTTGTGCTACTGTTTGCTCCCATATGAATCACCCAGTTGTAGCCCTCAATGCTAGGTAATGTGTCACCCCACTCAAATGTGGTGACTTCATGACCACGTAATGCATTTAGCATATGTGACCCGATGAACCCTTTATGACCAGTTAATAAAATTTTCACTTGAAGAAATCCTCAGAGTTAATCGCTTTGTCATCTACCCATATATCATATACAGGCTTGCCCATACGAATTTCGTCATACTTGCAACCCCAGGCTGCTAACTGACTGTATGTTTTATCTTTCCAATCAATACCACTATTGCCACCACGTGCTGTCCAATAGATAACCTTATGGCCCTGATCGTATAAATCGTTTATTTTCTGTATGCGGTCTGTCATTGGTTTACTGTTGGCATAGTCACTATTTTCAGATATACAGATCGTGTTATCTATGTCAACCATATATGTCTTTATCATTTCTGACTATCTCCTTTTCTTACTCTATAGTTGTCTTCTACACTGTCAGGTGTAGAGACTTCTATTATGACACCTTCTTCTAAGCAAATCACTTGATGCGGAAACAACGGCTTATTACGCCAAACATCATTTGTTTCTAGTATTTCCTCATGCTCAGTTGCATTTGTAGTGTCTATCCAAATAACTTTAAACTTACCATTAAGCACGAACCAAGTCTCATCTTTGTCTTTATGAAAGTGCATACTGAACTTGGCATCTTTGTTGAACTTGAGCACTTTACCGCAATACAATTCGTTTGTTGCAAAGATAAACTCATGTCCCCAGCCCTTTTCTACATAACCTTCTAATCTACTCATGGTATTAACTCCTCTATATTCGGGGCATATACACCAACATGTTGTACGGTGATTCCTGCAGCCTTGTTTGCAAATACAATTGACTTGCGAACATCTTTAGTATCTAGGTATCTATAGGCAAGTGCTGACAAGAATGTGTCTCCGGCACCACATACATCAATCACATCATCAGTAAGATCAGGAGTAAGGGTATGACCCATGTACTCTGCACCCTTCTCACCCTTAGTAACGATCAACCATTGATCTTCGGGTAGAGATTTAGCTAAGTTCTTTTCTAACTGATTGATTTTGATATAGCATCCATTGAATCTAGCTAAGTCTGTTTTCTTAGTGTCGATAAAGATAGGACCTTTAAATTCATTGCGCAGCCATTCAATCAATGTCGCCGGTACAGTTCCTTTGTTATAGTCACTGACTACCACAGCGTCATACGAATTAAGCTCAGAAGTATCGATGAACGATCCTAAGATCGGGGTACATTTAGCATCATTGTCTATACGGATCAAGTGCTGTTTGCTACGCTCATCTATTAGTCTTTTCTTTTCGCTACTCTCAGTATGATGGAACTTAACTTGACAGCCCAATGCTTCTAAGTTTCTAGCTACATTACCTGCCATACCTTCTAATACTATTTCGTTGTTAGGCTGAAATACAGGTACTGGCGCTTCGGGGCTTAGTCTAGTAACTACACCGTATAAGTAGGTGTCCTTACAGTTATCCCCGATCAATAATATGTTGAATTTTCTTCGTGCTGGAGTAGTCATTTAATCTATCAAATAAAACAACGGTAACGAATTCTTTACCGATAATTGGCAATGTTTTATAATCGCCGCCCTTGACCATGATATCACAGGTCTTTATTATATTAATCAAATCTTCATCGGTGTCGAAAATTTCTACACTATCAACAGCTTTAAGATTCTCTAACATAACTTTACGCTCAACAACATCATTAATGGGTCTGTTAGGACCTTTCAATCTTTTGACACGCTCGTCTGAATCAATTGCTACTACTAAATGATCTCCAAAAGTTTTGGCATAGTTTAGCATAGCTAAGTGACCCAAATGAAGCACATCAAAGGTGCCGTTTACAAACACTCTTTTCATTTAGTTTTGTCAGCTAATTCTCTATAACCTCGACCTGTAGGATGAATACCATCAGCACTCATATGATCTTTAGGTCTTAGTAAAATAGTATCACCGTACTCTTTTGCAATTCTAACAATAACATCATGAGGGACAGGCTTTCGATCTTGTCCTGGATCAATCCAAAAAACACGGTCGCCTTTGATTGCCTCACGCATCTTTCTTAGTTCTTGCTCGGTCTTTACACCTTTGTGATCATTGGCACCTAGACTAATGATTACAGTTTTAGGAGTGTGGACTGAGGCTTTTGACAAGTAGTCCTTGTTCCATTGCCACGAATTCCATCCTCCTTTTGCATAGGATACACACTCTTTACGAGCCATTCCTACACCAACAGCAATACTGTCTCCAATAATCATACAGTCTAACATTTTATTTCCTTGATGCTAACACAATTTTACAAATATGTTCTAGTCGCTCAATGTGTTCGAACGCACGCCATGGACTAGTGTCAATTGCGACAACACCGTGTCCTTTGATACCTACAATGTCGTATGCAATATTACCGTCTCTATCTAGTTGCAACTGTGTGTGACATTGGTCTGCAAGCTCTTGACTGATAGGCGGTACATCACCGACGTTTGGTGCAACTTTAGTATAACGATTAAGTTCTGGAAATGCATTGCTAATAGTACTAAGATCAATGCCGGCATGCATGGCTGCAATACAATAAGTAGGATGTACGTGTACTACTACTCGAACATCATTACTATGTTGTCCCATACGTTTTTGTAAGCCAAAGTGCAAGGGAATTTCTCCGCTGGGCTTTAGGTTAGCACTAATATCAGTGTAGGGCAAATCTACCCAATTAGTATCTTCATCTGGGCGTGTTGTTATACCGATCTTCTTAAACTGGTCAGGTTGCAGTGTCTGCTTACGTACACCACTAGGTGTAATGTAAAAATGGTCGCGGTCGTGATGGCGGATACTTACGTTACCATCACGACTGGTAATCCAATTGCGATTATACGCCTCTACTAGAGTTTCGCAAATGGTTTCTAACATTATAGAGTCTCACCACCGATTGGGCGTGAGCATGGGCATAGTTCACCAGTTTGCAATGCGTCAAGAATACGCAATGTTTCGTCTGGGTTACGACCAACGTCCAAGTTGTTAACTGTAACGTGTTGAATAACGTTCTGTGGGTCAACAATGAATGTAGCACGTAGTGCCGCACCAGCTGGACCGAAGAAGATACCCAATTGACCTGCTAGTGATAGATCATCACGGGCAACATCAGCGAATGACCAAGAATTTGTTTTCTTTAGGTCTTCATGTGCATTTCGCCATGCTAACTTACAGAACTCATTGTCTGTACTACCGACCAGTAACACAGCATCGCGGTCACTGAAATCATTAACCAACTTATCATATGCCACGATCTCTGTAGGACATACAAAAGTAAAGTCCTTAGGATAATAAACGATAACTTTCCATTTTCCTTCAAAGCTTTTCTCCGTAATTGTTTCAAATGCATTGTCTGGTGTCAATGCTCCTGGCTTAACGCCTGTAACTGCAAAACTTGTAATTTTGTCGCCAATTGTTTTCATTGTGTTCTCCTTGTGTGTATAATGAATTATTTCTGTGACTTACAATTGGGGCAAATCAATTGTAAATTAGACGCTACGTTATTATAGCTGTTATTATCGATATAGTCAACGTTTAATGGAATAGGTTTACCATTATGTGAGGTGTTAGTACACACTTCACACTGATGACCTCGTTGTTCTATTAGATATTTTTTAATGTATTCAGGGATTTGTCTCCAAGCGGTCTCACCTGCGTGATCCTTCCACTCGTTAACAAGTAACCTGCTACGGTGCTGTTGCTGACAATTGTTGTTGCAGTATTTGTTGGTATAGCTATGACCCTTGATAGGGTTAACTTTACCGCAATTTAAACAAGTAAAACATCCATTCATAATAAAGCAAAAAGTAGAGCACTGTGTACTTTACTTAGTGCTCTACTATAGCATATATATACTACTATATTAACTTATTTGCCCATTAAGCAACGACTTTGGTTAGTGCATGATTATTCGCAATGGCATGCACTCTTTCAATGAACTGGTTTAATGGGGTATCCAATTTCATTGCGTTTGCCCAAAAAGTTACCAACCATATATTAGTAGGGGTATATCTTTTAGAACTATTTTTTCTGTCAGGACTACATATCTGATAGTTTTTACCTGAAGTTAATTTAGTTAATTGCATTTCTTCATTACTCAATGCACATAATCCTTTTTGCTTTTCAAACATTCTTTTTAAAAAGTCAACTAAAACTACCTTACCTGCAGGACCTTTCCAATCATTGTATAAGTTGTCTCCGTCTCGCTTTTGAATTGAGGCTGCCATAGAATTCCAAAAATTATCAGTATCCTGATTGAATTCTGTTATGCCTTGTTCGTGAGCATTTGTCCATCGATGTCGCAATACTTGAAGCACTTTAACATGTTCATACCGTTCAGTTGTCCGCAATTCTAGCAAGTCCGTAATTGGCTTACTGTATTCTCTAGTAGAACAATACTTTACCATGTGTGCTGGCTTTTTAAAACGGTGCATCAATCCTTCGTACACTTGATAATCATCTTTAGTAAAAGACTCTATCAATTCAATGTGCCTATTCATTGAGCTATTTTTCTGTCTCCAGTAGACTTCTCTAGGTTTATTTCTATATAATTCTTTTCGTGCAATATGAGTTAACGGGGTTGTCATTGGTAATACTTATAAATGGTGCGTTAGACGGGAATCGAACCCGTACGTCAGAGTTTTAGAGGCTCCTGCTATAACCATTTAGCTACTAACGCATGATGCTAGTATCACATTTTTTGAATATCCTGTCTATGAAAACGGAACAATCTGTTTCACCATCTGCAATGAATTCAGTATGCATCTTGTATAGTTCATTGAAGGACAGACCATTTTTGTCAATATAATGATGATTTCCTATTCCCTTTTCTATATCAGCAGGACTGACTTTGTACTGTATTTGTAGTCTACGCTGTACCATTTCTTTTCCTACTATTGCATTTGCATAGTGGAATATCATTGCATCTTCTGTTGTAAGTGGCCAATAGTGTCTACCTGTATCATATATGATATCGTTGTAGTTATGGAGACTTCTACCTTGATGTGCTATTGGGTTATCATAGTAAGATATACCGGTATGTACTTGTTCCCATAATGGTTTAGTTCTATCTAGTGTTCCGCACGGATCCCATTTAGTAAATCGTATGCCCGGTATGATATGTTGTTGTCTATCAGTCTGTTGATTCATCAGACTATTGGTATTTCCTACTAAGAATTCAGCAGTCGTTAATGCAATTCTCCAACCTTGTAATTGTCTTTCGTAGAACATTACTTCTTGGTCACATGATATTGCATCAAAATGTGTGTTGTAAGATGGCATTATCTGCCAATGTGGGCATATTTCTTTACATATCTCTACTGATCTATCAGTGCTACCGTAATCAACAAGAACCCCAAAATCAAATATCTTTTTATGATGTTCTAGCCACCATGGCAAAAGGTGTTCTTCGTTGTAAAAATGAGTGATAACTGTTTTCATTCATCTGAATCCAACGTGACTTGTATCTTAGGAAAATATTTTATGAACACAGTTGGCTCATGATATTTGTCTTTGATTCTACGTTTAATCTCTTTGAAGAAATTCCATGACAACGGTAGCCAAACAACAGATTGACCTTTTGCAATAGTAATCATTTCATCAAGTGATACGATCTTAATTTTTCTTCCCGGGGTGTAAAGTCCCTGCTTCAATGGATTGTCATCTACAATGTAATCTAAATCTATCTCGCCGAAGTTCAACAGTGTGTTACCCTTTGCCGCGGCGCCGTAGCCCACAATTAATGAATCACTATGTCTATTCAATTCATCTTTTAATTCAGTTACCACCCTAATTGCAGTATCGGTAAACTTCTTAACTACATCCAGTGTTTGCTTAGTTTCGTTATCTATCAATGATTGAGTGTTATTATGTTTAGGATCAGTAGTCAACACAAATACATAACTGGTTCCGTGTATATCAGTTTTGAAGGCATTCTCTAAATACATACCTGCCTGTGTTGCTAATGTCCCCATAGACCTGACATTGAAGAAAGATATATGTTCATGATAGATGGTATCGAACTGTCCATATGCAACCATGTCTGCTTGACTTGTCTGAATGAATAATCGTCCAGTGACAGACAATCTATCTTTGCAAACTCGTAAGAATTCTTTAGGATATGTGTTGTGTGCAAAGACATTTTGAGCAATGATTACATCATACCTATCTGCTCCCAATCTAGCAACAGATTCTTCATTAAAGTAATCACAGATTACAGTGTGGTTCTTGCTACTAAGTTCATGTAAGTTTTCTGCAGGGTCTATTCCGTATGTTTGATGACCGTACTTCTTAAATGCATCTAACTGGGAACCATCATTACATGCAATGTCCAGCACCTTATAAGGTCCGTCGACCGGCATAGCATCAGTAACTATGTCAACAAACTTATCAAAATAATCTTTCAATGTCTGTGTTGTGCCACTGACATAAAGATAGTTTTTGAATAGCAAGTCAGGATTAACTCCGTGAGTCAATTGCAAGTGTGTGCAATCGTTGCAGTAGTTAAGTGCAAGTGGGTAAAATTCTTCAACTTCTTCCTTATCTTTAAGATAAGAATTTGCTAACGGTTGATCGTGTAAGTCTAAAACAGTAGTAAGGTTTTCACTACCGCAACATAAGCATTTGTTAAGATAAGTAATACTGGAAAGTTCTGTCATTGTCTCTCACATCGAAATTTATATAGTCTCTATTTTGTAATAGACCTGCTATTAAGCTATCTATTGTGTCTTTAAATTCAAATCCTGTTGCACTACAAAATTTCTCAGTGCTTAGTTCAAAATCATATGCTAATCTATCATTTGCTAGTTCTACTATGGTAGAGTTAGTTATATTTGCAACAGTGCCGGCAATTGCACCTACTGTGCTATTGAATGATGCTAAATTATACTGACCAGGAGTAACATCAGTATCTACTAACATGTTTAATGCTCTGGTCACATCACCTATGCCTAGTATTGCTCGACGGATTTGAATGTTCTTTACTTTGACCGTGCTAGTTTCTATTGCTGACTTAACCATAGAATTAATCATAAGATCATTTCTTGTGTTTGGACTAGCACCATTGACTGTTCCAAATCTCAAACCTACTATGTTTTTACCGTCAGCTATATACTTGTTAGCAATAAGATCAACCGTAATTTTTTGCAAGTCGTAATGATTTAACACATTGAAATTTATGTCAGAGGTCTCATACGAAACACCGATGGTGTTACCATATACACTGGCGCTTGACGCATAGATTAGTTTTTGATTAGGTTTTAATTTCTCACACAGGTTTCTAAAGTAATCAACATTGTTAACCCAAGACCTTGACGGGCTATGTTCGCACATTGGCACACTACTGTGTCCTGCTAGACAAACTATAACATCACAATCGGATGTATCAAAAGTATTGTAGTTTTGCCCAGTAGAATAACCTAGATTGGCATTAAACAAACACAGGTCCACACTGTGTATTTCATGCGTGGTTCTGTGATAGAATGATGATCCTATGTATCCGTTTCCACCTATCAACAATACTTTCATTCGTCCCCTGCTATCGGCAGTCCATTACTGTGTTTATCTGTAGTTTTTTCTACATCCTGAAACAACCGTTTTTCTTGTGCTGTTAATTTGTCTTTGTGAGTTTTACGTGGATTACCGCATAGATAGCAATCAGGATTACCACAATCCATTGCATGATGCTTGACTAAACGATGAGGCTCTTTAATAGCTTTATCGTGAAATCCTAAACCATGTGCTTTGGCAATCTTAACTTGTTTCTGTACTGCAACTTCATCTTTATATCTACGTTTAGAATTAAGATACTTTGCAAGTTCATTAGCCATTGTGTTTCTTTCTATAGTCTTCTACCGCCGCCTTTATGGCGTCTTCGGCGAGGATGGAGCAGTGGATTTTGACTGGCGGGAGACTGAGTTCTTCCGCGATTTGTGAGTTTCTAATTGTTGCAGCCTGGTCGAGGGTCTTTCCTTTAACCCATTCTGTGACAAGACTTGAGCTAGCAATCGCTGACCCGCACCCATACGTTTTAAATCTAGCATCTGTTATAACTCCCGTAGACTCGTCTACTTTAATTTGTAATTTCATTACGTCCCCGCATGCAGGGGCACCAACCATACCAGTTCCTACACTGTCGTCAATATCAAACTTACCCACATTTCGTGGATTTTCATAGTGGTCAACTACTTGTGCGCTATAAGCCATTTCTTGATCTCCTTTAATGTATTTAGTAACTGTTAGGATCAGGCGGTACAACTATCCAACCCAACTCTAGCAGGTCAGCACGTACCTCATCAGTAACCACACTCTCAGGTACGAACCCGTTTGTATACTTTACATCTAAACTTGGATTGTACCCAGTATCGTTTCGTATACCGGAACAGTACCAATCCATGTAATCGCCTTCTTCCACCATGTTAGCAACAATACCGCCGGCACTGCGCCAGCTTGCGCTCCAAGTTTTACCCTGCAATAAGGGCCATATATCGTTCTTTGTAAAATCATTATTACAAATTGCCGCATATATGTTCTGTGCATATGGTTCATTTGCTTTTGCTTTGTCGCATATCCACTTAGTGGATCGCAAGTCATATTCCATATTGTCTTTTTTCCATTCTTCGGTTTCTTCGAGTTCAGCACGGTGCTCTCTCATGGTCTTAAATAATTCCATGATAGGCTGTGCATCTTCCAAAGATTTTTCACCTTCTTCAACTTTTTTAATCAAGTTGTTAAGTTGAAAGGTTCCGCGTTCTGGACTACTGTTCATGTTAGAATAGATTTACTTTTTCCCACGGCATATCGGGTTTACCAAAATGACCATAGTTTGTTGTTTTTCCGTAGATTGGTCTGAATAGATCAAACCTATCAATGATACCCTTAGGTGTTAGGTCAACGTTTTCCTGAACCCATTTTGTAAGATCACGACCTTGTTGTGCGTCTGCTGTTTCAATATAAAAACTCATTGGATCTGCTAAACCAATCGCATAACTGATTTGTACTGTTGCCCAATCTGCCTTGCCACTAGCTACGATATTTTTAGCAATCCATCTAGTTAAGTATGCCGCACTACGATCTACTTTAGTAGGGTCTTTACCACTGAAAGCGCCACCACCATGAGGACTATAACCACCGTAGGTGTCCACAATAATTTTTCTTCCAGTGAGACCAGTGTCGCCATCAGGACCACCAATAACGAAACGACCAGTAGGATTAATATAAAACTCGGTATTAGCATCTATATACTGTTTGGGAAGGATATCAATAATAACATGTTTAACAAACTCTCTTACAAACTCAATATCTGCACTTGCATCGTGTTGTGTTGAACACACCACTTTAGCAATACGCTTTGGCGTGCCATTGTCATTGTATTCAAAAGTTACCTGACTCTTTGCATCAGGTCCTAGTACAGTTGATCCTTGCTTGCGCACACGAGTTAGTTCTTCAACAATACGATGTGACCAATATATTGCACTGGGCATGTGATTTTCTGTTTCGTTACATGCATAACCAAACATTAAACCTTGATCACCTGCGCCGAAGTTATCTGTACCTAATGCAATATCAGCACTTTGACCATGCAATAGATTAGTGACCTTTAGCTTGCGCCAATCGAAACCTTCTTGTTCGTAACCGATCAATTTTACAACACGACGGATTGCATTGTCAACTTCTAGTTCATGCAGTGTCCCTTTGTATTCTCCGGCAACAACAACTTGATTAGTAGTGACCAGTGTCTCACACGCACACCGCAATGCGGAATTTTGCTGTGCCATAATCAAATCTAAAACTGCATCACTAATAGCATCTGCTACTTTGTCCGGATGCCCTTCGCTCACACTTTCACTTGTAAATAGATAACTCATTTTTTTCCTTAGTGAAGTATTTACTGATGGTTAGATCACTTGAAAAATATCAGTGCCATTGCAGTTGCTTGCAACAAGAAACCTACACCAATTGTAATGATGTTAAGCAAGTCTCTGGTCAAAACTGCTTTGAAGAACAACAAACCAAGTGTAGTCCAGATCATCAATACTAGATCCACTGCAGGTGGTTTATCAGTTAATCCAGTCATTAGTGCAAAAAATGACGGGATAGTTGCACAATGTAGTGAAATGTTAGCTAGCCACCCTAGAGTTTCTGCTGACATTTTACCCAATTTGTTAGCAAAAAAGTCTTTGATATATTCTATTGTTTGAAGCATGTAGCTCATGATCGTACCTTTGTTTTATAAAAAATGTGAGTTCCCACTTTAGTAATACGCTCATGCGGCCAGCGTGGGTTTACATAATCCGCATGATAAAAGAGAGCATCCTCTAGAGAATCCAATCTAAAACCTTCTAACAAGACCTTCTTAGCGACTGCATAGCTATCAGCATATGAATCTTTATTGATTGGTCTTGATCTATGTGCGCTGTCACAATACCAACTAAATTGGCATACTACTTTTTCCATGACAACATTCTTTTGATAAACTACTCCGCATACACCAGAACCAAAACGACCATCATCGACTCGGTTTAATGTTACTTGAGCTACTGCAACTTTGCCCTCGAAGGGTTCGTTACCAGCTTCTCTGTAGATGTTTAGAGCCAAACATTCTAGTGTTTTGTCTACATTCCTTATGTCTACATAAGACTTGTGTTCTCGGGCAATTTCTAAAATTCCCCCTGCGTTTGTAGTGCTCTGTAGTTTGTAAGTAGTAACTACATTGACTATTAATAAAATAAAAAACAGACCCAAAAGCCTATTAAATGTTTTTATAGTTGTTTCCATTTTCAACTTCCTTTCTTAAAAGATACCTACAATAGGTAAAAATACTTAGATGCTACAAGTATAACACCAAAACGAATTTGTATCAACAAAAACGGTTAATTAGTCTATCCAGCAGTCACAATTGCACTTCACAACTTCATCTATAGCGTCCTGTACGCTTAAGGTAGATGGTAGTAATACGGAAGATGTATATGCTGTGTTTAATGTCGCGGGTAACAAGTTTGATTCTTGTGATCCGGCTAGACTTCCTGGGAATTCCGATGCACCGGTATCCAGTGGGCTAGCATCACCGGTTGGTATTCGTGTTCCTGTTTTGAATACACCAATCGGTTGCAGGTTATTAGAGAATTTATCATCTGGTGAAAAGTTCTCTGTTGTTCCTGTTTGTAATGAATTAGGGTCTGCGGCTGATGATCCGAACAATGCAGGCCCTGTACCATTGTTGTTTGGTCCTAATAAGCTAATGTTATTAGGGTCTGATGTGCTTGATTGAACCAATGTACCTATAGCTGGCACTTCATTTATAGCAGTGACACTGGTTGTCTTCATGAATTGGTTTGTGTTTGGATCAAAGTAACCTTGAGGAATAGGTGCAATAGTATCACCACTATCACAGTCACTCTGTAACATTAAGCTAGGCAATGTAAATACTGTAGTGGGATTTGTCGCATTACCGTTTATGCCTTCTACTGATATACCAGTCTTTGCAGTAGGTGCTGTTCCGTTGGAAAGTAAAACGGGTGCTACCGCAGGATTAGGTTGATCGGGTATAGATGTATCTGTTGTTATACCAAGTTCTTGTAACTTTGCTTGATTTCTAATTTGTCTACCCAATGCAATAACACTTTGTCCTCCCACTGAGCACAAATCAGTGATTGCTTCCAATGTCTGACCATACATATGAGGATATGTGTTAGTCATAAAATTAGTCATTGAGTCAATGAATGTTATTTGGGATGTTGGGCTTAGATTCAACCAAATATCTCTTACTATATTGACAGGTGCTATACCGTGATACCTAGCTCTTTGCTCAACTAATAACTGATTGCCAAACGCACTGTACACTGTGTTTAGTTTGTTAGTATCTGTTACTTTGGTTGTGCTTATTGAAGTAACCTCATCGTTCGCTTGTGTAATATATGCACTAACTACTGTGTTCATTCCAGGCCAGCCTGCGGTGCCACTTGCTGTATTTGTTCCACCTGTTGCGATGCTTCCATCTATTGCTACTGCTAATGTTGCAGTAGGAGGACATTCTATAGTTGCAGTAGGAATAGTTCCTGTTGCTGATCCAGCCGAAGTTAATGTTACACCTGTGACTCTACCGTATGTTGAAACATTACTAGGATCTGTTCCTATTGTACATGTTGCTGTTGCACCTGATCCACCTGCGATAGTAATTGTAGGCGCGGATGCAGTACCTCTATAATAACCTCCGCCTGAATCAGTTACCGTTAATCCCGTAATCGTGTAAAGCGGGCCGGCTGCTGTAGAATACTGAACTGATAGTGTTGCACCTTCCCATGTAGTAGCAAGATACAATTGATTGTAAATGTTAGAAAGTTTTGTTGTCTGGGCTGCAAGTATATTTTTTTGTAGTTCATTCCAACTATAAGGTAGTCCTGACATACATCCAAAGAAATCGCTCATTGTATAAGTGCCTTCTGGACCACTACCTAATGCGACTGTATCATAAGTTTGTTGTGCAAGTGTTGTGTTGGTTGGAACATCAGTACCATTAACTAAGTTCAACCCTACATTACTTACTTCTATTGATGCAGCCACTTGTGCAAATTTTTCAAAGCTAATATTTCTGATGTTATTGATTTGAAGCATACTAAATGCAAATGCACCCGATGCTGTTCCAATATCATCCGGAACCGCTTCTTGTAAATATGAATTAAACCCAACAGGTAATATTTGGATGTTCGTTGTTGTGTTATTGCTTATCGGCGGAGTACCAAACGGCGTGTTGATTCCTACTTGTTGTGTAAGCCCCGGATTATTCAACCTAGAACTTACACCACCTTCTTCGTATATAGGGTAATATGTTTTGCTGTTCGTGGGATTAGCAGTCGGGTTGTACATCGGAACTGTCATCGATGTATAACTGTTTGGGAACATCTTTTTTACATCTAGCAAATCTGCTAATGTCGTTAGACCTTTTGTTTTACAGTTTAATGGAACCACAATGTCTATTAAGTCTACACCCACAATAACTAAGAATGCACCAAATATTTGCTGCTCTTGTTGTTTTGTTACTGAAGTTATTTCACCCGAAGCAATACTCGATACTTCATCAGGAGTCATGCCGGCTGATAACAATGCCAGTGTAAGTGATTCAGTTAGAGCATTGTATTTGTATATTGATTGCAACAAAGTAGACGGTAGCCCAAATTTACCAAGCTTACTCAAGTCTATGACTTTACCCAATGTGATACAGTCTCGACCAAATGTTGCTGTTGCTAAATTTACACCAGTGATATCACCGCTAGTAAGGTCATTCATGTTACTATATGTACCTTGCAAGAAAGTAATGCTTCTACCTGCAATATTTATAAAGGGGTTATTAGATTCTATGAAGCCCTGTGCATTCATAAATGAACTTACAAAATCTTTGTATTGAACAGTAGAGCTACTTGGTATGCCATTCCAATTGTACTCATTCCAGGCTTGCAATGCATAGTTGCGTAAGAATCCCCATTGTGTCACTGATCCGTTGGGGTTAGTTAAATCATACGGTAACCAACTAGCTTCTTGACCTTGACCTTCATCATTGTTAGGATAGTCAGGGTTTACATCATTGCCATAGCCACTAGTTGCGGGTGTCCCGTAATCAGTCCACAGACCACTAGGATCAGTTGCAACATATGTAGGTGGCTTGCTATTACCTAATGCAGGACACACATTAGCACCTATGCTAATTAGTGTATCATATACAGATGTTCCTGCAGGTGATGTTGTTACTTGACCCCTAGTGTATGCATCGTTGATTGCATATGTCAATAGATTCAAACATGTATTAGCAACTACTGTGCCCGGGGTGTATGTTGCATTTACTTTACTTACACCCATGTAGGATGCTGCTACTGGATTTATCTGAAATCCAGTATTGTTAATTAGTGATCCAATTGCATTTACGCCTAGCGGAGATTGTTTAGGTGAAGTCATGGGCAAAACACATCAGGGCTACCTTGAACAATACTATGTCCGCATGTGTTACCTGATCCTACTCTGAGTACAGGGGAACCCTCTGCGAATACAGTAGGGCTCCCGTCTGTGGTTTTGGCTGCATTATGAGGAGGGTGAGGTCTACCAAAAGGAGCGTGTGGGGTTATCTGACTTACATGTAACCCCACTTTTATGCCGTTGGCAAAAACAGTTCCGGCGCCACGCATGATTGCTCCACCGGGCTGATTTGTATCACCTACTCTACTCAATGCTGCCATATTATCCTAGTACAATTTTCTTCTCCGGCACTTTAATGCCGGTTGTTGCTTCTAAGTACTTCATCTTGATACTGTCATCAGTTTCAGCATAGATAGCAACGCTATTAGTATTTAGTCTAAAAATACCCTTCGGTTCTGCTGTAAATACGCTAGGAATCATCTGCATACCCTGCTGTGCAGGTGCAATAGAGACAGGTTCTTCTAGTTCAATGAAGTCACCGCCTGCTTGCTTTACTTTAGCGATAAGTTCTTCTCCTGAGTTGAGTTTGAATGTGTATACTGAGTTTGGTTGTAGTGCTATTTGCATTATTTGCTTTCTGTTAATTTTTGTTTAAGTTCGGTAAAACCACCGATCAATTGACCGTCTAAGAAGATTTGAGGAACTGTTCGTGCAGTTGGAACTGCTTCTAGTAAATCTTCTTTTGTGTAGCCGTCCCCGATTTTCTTTTCTTCGAATTCGATTCCTTTTTGTGTGAGTAATGCCTTTGCTTGGTCGCAATAAGGGCAGTGATACTTACTCCATACTGTTGCTTTCATAATAGTTCCTTTCTTATATTTGTGGTAGATCGTCATAGTTAACTGAATCACTCATTACACCAATGACATAATTTGTTGATTCGTTTTCTTGTAACGCTGTTTGTTTTTTGCTAGTGTCAGAATGTTTGTTGAACCATGGAATCGGGGTAGACTTTGGACTAGGATTCCAATACTTGATGCTAATTTCTTTTAATGCACTTGATGCAGTGTAATCAACAAAGTCTTTTAGAATGTTTGCATTGAGACCAATGACAGGACCAAACTTGAATAGATAGTCTGCCCATTCTTTTTCTTCTCTAATCACATCGGTGTAAATTTGAATTACTTCTGCTTTACATTCTTCTGCAACTTTAGCAAAGCGAGGATCTTCTTTAACAACTTGGTTAATCAAGTATGCAGTCCATGCTTTGTGCAACAACTCGTCTTGCAAAATCAAACTAATGATGTTTCCATTACCAATAAAGATTTTGTTCTCGACCATTGCCAAACTTGTAGCAAACGATACCATGAACCTAAATGCTTCAAGTGCATAACTAGCATGTAGTGCTAGATAGATTGCCTTGACATGTTCGTGCTCAGTAACAACTTCACCGATTTCTTTGCGGCAGTTGATACGATGCAAGGTATCATAGTATAGACCGATACTTGATGCCATGCTAATGATAGGTTGTGTATCATGGATTGTATTGAATACGTCTTTTGGCACATTGTAGATGTTGCGAATGATGTGACTGTATGATTTGCTATGAATATTTGTTTCAAAGAAACCCCAGTTGTACATCAACGCTTCTACTTCAGGCAAACTACACACTGGTGTAAACACTTGTGTAGGGCCGCGACCTTGTAAACTGTCTAGTGCAGTTTGTCGTAATAGGTTACTAGTGAAGATGTGTTTGACAGCATCACTTGCTTCTTTGAAATCATTGCTATCTTTTGTTAAGCTGATTTCTTCTGGTTGCCAAAAGAAACCACGAGCAGTTGCATCGTAGTCAGCAATCTTTTTGTACTTGACTTCTTCAAAACGCTGTATTGTTACAGGACCTTCTGGATCCAAAAACATTTTACGTGATAGATAGTCTGTCTTTTTGTTTAGGTTGTATTGTGCTTTACTCATGATTGTAGTTATTGTAATATAGTTTTCTAGGTTCTTTAATTTGTACATCAAAGAAACCGGTGTTGTCCCACTTGCCTGTCTTGATCCTTTTGAACATCATGTTAGCAAAGAACAAGTTAAACTCGGGAACTAAATGCCCGCATAGTTTATCTGTCTCCATTGCATTAAAGTTATCCGGATTGATATCAAGTAAATCAAGCTGTCGTATATACATTGAATGCATATGATTCAATGTTTTGTCTAGATTATGTTTTTTATATCTAGAATGACTGAATGAGTCAGAAAAACATGGATAGAAAATATTATCAGTATTCATCGATTCCATTTTGTCTAACATTAATTCAGCCATGTCGATATTGTATTGACCATCTGCCACCCTAAACCAGGCTGCAAGATCATCTAGGCGAGAGTTATCATTTTCTGATAATTCAGTTTTCCATGTATCTTTGAAAGAATGTACATGTGATTCACAAGTAAAGGACCAAGTTCTTCCACCATGAATAGAAAGCGGTAGACATGTAGGGAATCTATCGATACTAGATGTTAGAAAAATATTTAAATCGTTAAGATGTGAGGTTTCAATGAACTTTTTATATGAGTAATACAGTGATGATCCTCCTAAACCATAATGAGTAAGAGTAGCTTCGTTATATCCCATATCATTTTTAATCAACCATAGTAATCGGTTGTACCAGTTTGTAGGAACATTAAAATCTCCGTGCGGGATGGTGTAACTATCACCATATATACCTATCTTCATAACTTGCAACTCTCACAGTCTTCGACATCATCAAAGTCTATAACTTCTAACGGGCTCGTTGTTTCTTCTGCCTTACTACCTGCTTTGTTAATCAGTGAGTAATAGAATGTTTTGATTCCCCACATGTGAGATTGCATTAAGTTCTTAGCAATCAATGTAGTAGGTACTTTTCTGTCGGCAAAGTGCGCAGGATTGTAGAATGTGTTAGTAGAGATTGACTGGTCAACATACGCTTGAATGACCGCACTGGTCTTCAAGTATGCCTCACAATCTTTCTGTTCCCACATCAACTGATATTTGTTCTTCAACTTATGATATTCAGGAACAACTTGAACGAATGATCCTGCTTTGCTTTCTTTAACTGAAATCAAACTCATTGGCATTTCAATGCCATTTGTAGAGTTGATTACAACACTTGACGATTCTACAGGAGCTACCGCCATTTGAGTAGCATTACGGACTCCGCATGAACGCATCATTGCCCTTAGGCCTTCCCAATTCAATTCAGGCTTAAAGTCTGCTAATTCGTTAACACCATTTGCTCTGCGTTCCCAAGGGAAGATGCCTTGACCGTATAATGTTTTGTCACTGTCAACGCAACGACCTCGTTCTTGGGCAAGTTCAACACTAGATTCAGTTAGATAGTATGCTTGATGTTCCATCCAAGTTTTAACTTCTTGTAATGAATCTTTCTCACCATATTTGAGACTACGTTTAGCATGCCAGTACGCTAAGTTTGTTATGCCGATACCCAATGGGCGAATCTCGTCATTACTTAACTTAGATTGAATACTCAAAAAGTCCTGGTAATCAAGTATATTGTTGAGGCTGCGATGAAGAATACGACAAGCCCTGCGCATGTCTTCTGGATTGCGGAAAGCGCCCCAGTTGATGCTACCCAATGTGCATAGGGCAATACGACCAGTATCGTCATCAAGACGTTTAAAAGATTTAGTAGGGAGTAGAATTTCACAGCAAAGGTTACTCTGGTAAATTGTATGATATTCAGGGTCAAAAGGACCTTGATTCATTACGTTATCAATGAACACTAGATAGATACGACCTGTATCAGTGCGTTCTTTTAAGATTCCGCCTTTAAAGACTTCTTCCGCAGACATAGATTTTTTACGTAAGTCTTTGCGTTTCTCATACTTGAGATACAGTTCTTCAAATAATTTGGTGTTAGAGTAGAAGGCTTCGTATAGATCCGGCACTTCGTTAGGGTCAAAGAACGTGATGTTTTCTTTGTTTCTAAATCTACGCCAGAAAAAAGCACTAAGCACCACCCCATAGTCCATGAATCGGACACGGGTTTCATCGGTTCCCTGATTGTTTTTGAGAACAATGAGGTCATCGAATTGATGATGCCAGATGGGATAAAACACAGTTGCACTAGCATTGCGAATGCCTCCTTGACTACATGAACGCAAATCACCGAACCATTTTTTCAAGAAAGGAACCATGCCAGTGTGCATGATTTCGCCACCACGAATTGGGGAGCCCAATGGGCGTAGTCTTCCAATCTCTAAGCCAATGCCTGCACGTTTGCTGGCATACTTTGCCATCATTTCTCCGCTAGCGAATATACTGTCTAAGTCATCATCGCTGCGAATAAGCACGCAACTTGAGAACTGCTTAGTCGGTGTTCCGAGGCCAGCAAGCACAGGTGTCGCCAGGGTAAATAGGCCGTCACTGGCAGCATTGTAATACTCTTTAATGTAGCGCATACGGGCTGAATTTGGTTCTTCTTTATGGAAGACAGTTGCTGCCGCAACCATGTAACGAACTTGAGGTGTTTCATATGTTTGCTTTGTACTACGGTTCTTTACTAGATATTTTTCAATCAATTGCTCAATGGCGGCATAAGAGTATTGTTCGTCCTTAGAATGGTCAAGAACATCATTCATCTTGTTCCAGTCTTCTTCTGTATACCATTCTAACAACTCTTTGGTATAAAGACCAGTGGCGACATTTTTCTTTACTATTTCGCACAGATGAGGAGGCTCATAGTCACCGTATACATCTTTGCGCAACATGCTAAGGCGCTGTTTGCCAGCCACGTATTGATAATTAGTGTGACCTAAGTCAGGATTTGATTCTACATCGATCAAATCTACTATGGCCCTCAATGTGATTTCATCAATTTCTTGCGTAGTGATGCCATCGTAAAAGTGCGGTTGAGCTTTGATTTCAATCATTGATTGACTTACATCAGCTATCCCTGTACATATTTTTGCGATTTGCGCTTGCCATTTTTCAATCGTAAGTATTTCTTTTTCACCAGAACGTTTTGTTACATATATCTTCATTTTAACCCTATTTTTTTAATTATTGGCAAGGTGTCAATTTTTTTGACAACTTTAAATTCTTGTAGATTGTTATTTACTACCGTGTTAGGCCAGTAATTAAGTATATATTTTGCGTGATCCACTAGTATAAGTGTCACATCTTCACTATTATAGTCTTTTGCTTGGACAAAATCAAGCTCCCGTACACCCAATAGATACAGTGTATAAAACATACCCAATCCACGAGCGATGTGGCAATAGTGATTATCTGATATCAGTTCCCATGGGTTGGGCCATTCTTCTACCAAATCAGGGTGCAGATAATGATTTACTAAAGGCGCAGTCTGCCACCACTTATCAACTTCTACACATTGCGTTTGAATGTCTTTTTCTTCCAAAGCTGTTCTCATACGATACCATTGTTTGAATATAGTATCATAAGAATTTTGAAATAAGTTTTCCATTATTTAGTTATCACACCAAATTTCTTCAATGCATCGACCACAACGTCAGGACTAACAAATGCTTCTTCAATGAACTCTGCTTGTTCCCAAATCCAAAATTGCTTTTCTCTGAGATATTTTCGATCCTTCAGTAGATTAGTGTTTTCAGGGTGACCAAAGATGTTTGGATCAGACTGACCAAAAACAACAACTCCAGGCTTGTTTAGGTCCCAGCAAAAATGTTGCAAGAAACTATCACAACTCATCCATGTCTTACATTCGTTTACTAGCTCAGCCAATTCAGTCAACGACAAATTCTTTCTGAAATCATCGACAATTTGTGTTTCACCGTTAACTCCGACTTGAATAACCGGCTCATCAATGTGAGCTAAAACTTCTTTCCAATATGGATAGTTCTTTGGGTGTTGTTGTCCATTACGCATGAACTTAGAGAAAGGAGAAATAATAATCATATTACATTATAGAATTTTTTAAACGCATCTTCAAGTGATCCTGTCCAGTTCCAACGATCCATGTGTGCGTACACATTGTAATCATGAATGTCACCAAATAATGCTTGTGCTTCAGCTATACTACGTCCTGGAATAATTTCAGGATAACATGTAAAGAGTACAGGGTTTTTGATATAAGGAAGAATCTTCTTAAAAACAATATGATCACCCATACCACAATCTAAGATAACAATTGTTTGATCTTTGAAGTTCATTATGTTTTGAAATATACGCTCGTCATGTTCAAACATTTCGTGAACGCCATCTCTAATTCCACCAACTTTGTTTTTCAAATGCCATGTTATAGCGTCAGGAACAACATAATTCTTGTAGCCTTTTTTAACTAATTCATACGTGAACAATGTTTCTTCTCGGTGTGCAATGCGTGATAAACTTAAACAATAATCCGCGACACCTGCACGGTATAAAAAAGAACAATGCAAGTGATCTACTTCTTTTTTCTGTTTTATACGACCCCATTGTAAATTAGGTTCGCTATAAATATCTTCTATTTTACCTGTAGCATTAACTTCGCCCATTGAAGGAGGTGTAAGAACAGACCCTCCTACCGCGCCTACATTTTCATTTGCACTTGCATGTATGTATAGTGTTTGCAATACATTGCTATCGGCTATAGTGTCATCATCTAATCTCCAAACCCATTTAAATCCCATATGATTTGCACGTTGGTGATTGTGATGTTGACCTTTCTTTTCAGCATATAGCCATTCCCACGCAATACCAGATTCACTGAGCATTTGCATTAGATAATTGTAGTGCTGTATCTCCCGCACATCTATTGGTTGATCATTATCATCCTGAATGATAATATAATCAGGCTTCAATGTCTGTGTGATTACAGATGAAATTGCCATTGGCAATGTTGTATCGTATCTACCTTTAGTAGAGATTGAGCATAAGATTTCTTTTTTCATTTTTTCCAGTATTGATTTACGAATGGTGCTTCACGGTAATTTACAGGTTGACCATTTTGATCCCAGTCCCAGTAATAGATTTGAACTGAATCTTTCTTTTCAAATCCAAAGTCAATTAACTTTTGTTCAATAACCTCTTTACCTTTGTATTTAGGATGCAGTTCAGTATGTATCTCCATCATAATTTCATTGATTCTAACCATATCATGTTCAGTAGCATTCATGATAACATCGTATTCACCACCTTCACAATCTAGTTTTAATATAATGTCATGTCCTGCGATTTGATTCATGATTTCAGAAAACGTAATTGTTTCAACAACTTCATAGTTTTCTGAAACATTATACATACTGTTCGCACCTGCGTTATCATTTAAACTAACAGGTAAAAAGTCATTGCCTTTGTCTGACACAATCTTTTTGTATGTGGTTATGTTCTTCAATCCTAATCTATGAATGTTCTTTAAAAAAGTATTGTATGATGCGCTGATTGGCTCTACAGATATCACTTTTTTGGCACCCAATGCAGCAGCATATAACGAGAATGCACCTATGTTGGCCCCAATGTCAATTACTATTCTATCTTTTACACGTTCAGGTGTTAGGTGATACTGATTAGCTTCAATGACTTCTCTGTACATTGCAGGATCTTGTTCGTTTAAAAATTTAAGTGATTCTTCTACTGTTAATGTAGTATCTTTGTCCCAAATGCACAACATCAAATTGATGTTTTCTTTATCACCGCGCTCGTGCGGTTCATCACGTAAACTACCATCAGGTGCAATAAACTTGAATTTAAAGCCGGGAAAGAATGATTCATCTAAGTTATGTATCTTGTGATGAGGGCCCCATAGTCCTGGAGTCTCTAACATAGGTACTGTAATCATTAGCCGTTTACAATGCTTTTTAAGCTTCTCTACAATCTCTAATCCATTATCTAGGTGCTCGATAACTTCAAATGCAATGATAGTGTCGTACTGACCCAACTCATACGTGTTGATATCGCCGTGAACAAATGTAGCATTCTCTCTCCATGCTTGATCTCTAGCAACAGGAATAATACGCTTGTCATAGTCTAGACCAGTGTACTCAATATTGCTAGGTAAGAATTGTAAACCGTAGCCACTTGAACAACCCAACTCAAATACTTTATTTCCTAGAATGTTTTGTGCCGCCCATGAGTATCGTGTAATCTCTCTAGGAGCAATCTCATCTCCTTTAAAGAACACAGCACGTTCCCAATAATTACTTAGACGCCATTGGTACCAATGTGGGTTATACTTCTTAGCTAGTGTTAGTGAATTAGTTAAGAAGATATCTTCCCATTCAGGTACAAGTTCTTTGTCATGCACTGTGCCTTCACCTAAATGATAGATAGGAAAGTCACCGCAATACATACCTACTTCTGTGTTCCATGATTTTGTGACGCACTCAATTACTTCAAAGCCTGCACGTTCACATTCAATACTAAACTCAGTATCTTCGCCACCGCCTGCTCCATAGTCTAAGCTTAACAATCCAATCTTGTCAAATACTCTACGATGAATCATTACGCAGAAGAAGATAGCAAAGTCATGACCGGCTGGTTCTGATTCACTCTTAATTAAACAACTAATACCTGCTTTTTCGTTACCTATAAACACTGACTCTAATTGTGTTAGCCAACGATTCTTTTCTTGTGGTAGTAAAACAGTATCGTTGTTCAACAATACTATTAAATCAGTAGTTGCAACTTCAATACCCGCGTTACATGCTCGTGAGTATCCTAAAGCTTCATCGTTCCAAACTACTTTTAAGTTTTCGCTTATACCCAACAAAGCATAATGACTTTGTAGTTCAGTTACATATGCTAGTGTTTCGTCTTTGCATCCATTTGCACTTATAATAAGTTCAATATCAGTTACATCAGTGTACTTGAAGATAGATTCAACACATGGCTTTAGTAGATCATTACAATGGTTGTAGGTAGGTATTATTACGCTGTATTTCATTTTTTCCTTTAGACTGTATGTTTGTGGGCTTCGTACCAAGCCATGTTGTATTTTTGAGCTAGCTTTAATTCATTGATTCTGAATGTGCGCTCCCAATCACTGACTAGTTCAGGATTGTGTACTGTGCCTTCACCTTGATGCCATAGTGGGAATGTACCTACATATAGATTTGCTTCATTGCTCCATACTAATGGCACGGGTTGAACTATTTCATATCCTAAAAGTTGGGCGGCGGCACAGAAATCAATGTCTTCGTTTCCGCCTTTTTCGTAACGCTCATCTAAGTATCCAACTTTGTTCAATACTTCTCTAGTGAACATTACGCAGAAAAAGACACCAAAATCCATTTGAGTGATAGGTGAGTACTTCTTTAATGAACAAGTTATTCCGCATTTAGGATTATCTTCAAAACCTTGATTCAATAATTTGAGCCAATCACCCCTGTGTTGGCCAAGAAGAATAGCATCATTGTTTAGCATGACAAGTTTGTCACATGTTGATACTCTGATTCCAGCATTGGTTGCTCTTGCGTATCCAAGCGCATCTTTATTCCATACAATCTTTAAGTGGTCTGATAGACCTAGATAGTCAAAGCTAGCTTTTAGTTTGTCCAAATATTCTGCTGTGTTGTCTGTGCAACCATTGGCACTTATAATAAGTTCAATGTCGTTGATATGTGAGTACTTCAACAGTGCTTCTATGCACGGTTTTAAGAATTTGTCACAATTGTTATATGTTGGTATTACTATACTGTATTTCATTTAAAAACTCTTTCTACTATATATGATAAAGTAGAAAGAGTCTTAAATTTTAAGCGTATGTAGCGTTCAATGTGTACCAGTTTGTAGCATTCATCGCAATAAATTCTACACATCCACCAACTGGTAGTGAGTAAGCAACGTTAACTGCGGCAGCATTGATAGAATCTGATGTATTTGGATACACGCTCAGTGCATTTGCGCCGCCGTTTCTCACAATAACCCGTAACCCTGCGTCTGCTGTCGGTAGTAAAACACCAGTACTTGCACCAACTGTGGTAACGTTGTTGATAGCTGTTACTATAACAGTAGCTGTACCTTGGGTAGATCCAGCCGCAGATACTGCATCAGTTGTTCCAAAGTCAAAATAACTAGCAGAAATAACGTTAGCCCCAGTAATACTACCACCGGTACCAGTACCTAAAGTTAATGTACCTGTACTTGCATTGAAAGCAAATTTAGTTGTAGTTGCTTTTGCTGTTTGATTAGAGCCAGTTGCACCAACCATTACCGGGAATAGTGAAGTAGTTGATGTATCTTGTGTTGCATTAATTGTAGTACTAGGACCTGCTTGTCCTGAGGTACCACTAAATCCTGATCTACCTGAAGTTCCTGAGAAACCACTAGTACCACTAACACCTGTTGTACCACTAACACCAGTAGTACCACTTGCCCCACTCCAACCTGATGTTCCGCTGATGCCTGACACGCCTGACCATCCACTTGTACCACTGATACCTGATGTTCCGCTTATACCTGTTGTACCTGACCATCCACTTGTACCACTGATACCTGATGTGCCGCTGATACCTGATGTGCCGCTGATACCTGACGTGCCACTCCAACCTGATGTTCCACTAAAGCCTGATCTTCCACTGATACCAGTAGTACCTGAAATACCTGAGGTACCGCTAACACCCGAAATACCTGTAGTACCTGACCAACCTGATATTCCGCTTATACCCGATGTACCGCTTATACCCGATGTACCACTTATACCCGATGTTCCTGACGTTCCACTCCAGCCTGATGTTCCACTAAAGCCTGATGTTCCACTGATACCGGTAGTACCTGACTGTCCACTAGTACCACTGGTGCCGCTTATACCTGATGTACCACTGAATCCACTGACACCTGTTGTACCACTTGCACCAGACCAGCCACTTGTTCCACTAATGCCTGATGTACCACTGAATCCACTTACGCCAGTAGTGCCTGATGCACCGCTGAATCCACTTACGCCAGTAGTGCCTGATATACCACTAGTACCACTAACACCTGTTGTACCACTTGCACCAGACCAGCCACTTGTACCACTGATACCTGTTGTGCCTGATGCACCGGACCATCCACTAACGCCTGTTGTGCCTGATGCACCAGAGAAGCCACTAATACCAGTAGTACCTGATATACCACTTGTGCCACTCCATCCACTTACGCCTGTAGTACCACTTTGTCCTGACCAACCCGAGACACCCGATGTTCCTGATGTACCACTTACACCAGTTGTACCTGACCAACCCGAGACACCCGATGTTCCTGAGAAACCACTTACACCAGTCGTACCGCTTGTTCCACTTATACCTGATGTGCCTGATGTTCCGCTTATACCAGTAGTACCTGAATAACCACTGATACCTGTAGTTCCGGACCATCCACTGACGCCTGTAGTACCACTTGCACCACTGACACCTGTTGTACCTGAGATACCACTTGTACCTGAGATACCACTTGTACCTGAGATACCACTTGTACCACTATATCCGCTAATACCTGTTGTTCCGCTATAGCCGCTAATACCTGTTGTGCCCGACCATCCACTGACACCAGTTGTTCCGCTTATACCCGAAGTTCCTGATATACCCGAAGTTCCTGATGTGCCACTCCATCCTGAGGTACCACTGATACCTGAGGTACCACTATATCCACTGATACCAGTAGTGCCACTTATACCCGATGTACCACTATATCCACTGACACCAGTAGTACCACTCCATCCTGATGTACCACTCCATCCTGAGAAACCTGATCTACCACTTGTGCCTGACCTTCCACTTGTACCTGACCATCCACTGACACCTGATGTTCCGCTTGTACCTGATGTACCTGAAATACCACTAGTTCCACTAGCACCAGAAACTCCAGATGCACCACTAACACCTTGAACTAACGCTAAGATTATTTCTAGTCCATTAGTAAATCCAGTAGTACCTGTTCCTCCTGAATTTAAGAATGTTACCGGCACTGTCCAATAATTACCTATATCAGTTGGGTTACTAATAATCTCCCAACGTTGGAAGTTAGCACTGTTTGATTTGTCTTGTAACGTGATAGCTTCAGTAGTAGTTAACAGTGCAAGATATATGTCAATGTCAATACCATCATTAGTTAGTTTGCTGACATTCAATTGAGTTGCACTTGTTTGAGTTGCATTATTCCATAGTATGTCTCCGTTACCTGGATCTCCTGATGTAGCACTTGTATCTGCAAAATATTCAAAGATAGTTGACGAGATGCCAGGAATACCTGAGGTACCACTTATACCTGATGTACCACTATATCCACTAACACCTGTAGTACCACTGTAACCACTGATACCGGTTGTGCCAGATGTTCCGCTTATACCCGAAGTACCTGAAGTACCGCTAAATCCACTGACACCAGTTGTTCCTGAAGTACCGCTAAATCCACTGACACCAGTAGTACCTGAAGTACCGCTAAATCCACTGACACCAGTAGTACCTGAAGTACCGGAAGTACCTGACCAACCGCTAACGCCTGATGTTCCGCTAAAGCCTGATCTTCCACTGACACCGGTTGTGCCCGATGTACCTGATGTACCGCTATAACCAGATATACCTGTTGTACCTGATGTACCGCTATAACCAGATATACCTGATGTACCACTAGTACCCGAGATACCTGATGTACCACTAGTACCTGAATATCCACTTATACCTGTAGTTCCGGACCATCCACTAACTCCTGAAGTACCTGATGTGCCGCTAAATCCACTAACACCAGATGTGCCTGATGTGCCACTTATACCTGATGTACCACTATAACCGGATGTTCCACTTATACCTGATGTACCTGAAGTACCTGATATACCAGTAGTACCTGATGTGCCACTTGCGCCACTAGTACCACTCCATCCTGATGTACCACTGAATCCACTAGTTCCGGATACACCTGACTCACCGGACCATCCACTAGTACCTGATACACCTGACTGGCCACTGATGCCTGAAGTGCCTGATATACCTGAAGTACCTGACCAACCGCTAACGCCTGAAGTACCAGTTGTACCTGATTGACCACTAATGCCTGAAGTGCCTGAAGTGCCGCTATAACCGCTAACACCGCTATAACCACTGACACCTGTTGTTCCGCTATAACCACTAATACCTGTTGTGCCGCTTATACCAGATGTGCCACTAGTACCACTGTAGCCACTAGTACCACTTGTTCCCGATTCACCACTTGTTCCTGATTCACCACTTGTTCCCGATGCACCTGACCATCCACTGACCCCAGATGTTCCTGAGATACCACTAGTACCGCTATAACCACTGATACCGGTTGTGCCAGAAACACCTGAAATACCACTCCAACCTGATGTTCCGCTGATACCAGTTGTACCTGAAATACCAGTTGTACCACTCCAACCTGAAACTCCGGATGTTCCTGAAGTACCCGAGGCACCCAATTCACCTGACGTGCCACTATATCCACTGATACCTGAAGTACCCGAGACACCCGATTCACCCTGAGTACCAACTGCTCCGTCTAAGTTTATAGTCCATGCAGAATACGTTCCGGCCCCGGTTGTAGTAAGAACATTAACAGTCATACTACCAGTACCACTGTCATATGCTGTAATCGGACCGTTCATTGTATCTAGTGCATCAAAAGCAATAACAACGTCTTGTCCAAGTGTATATGCTAGACCAGTAGCAACTGTAAATGTTTTTGAGCCTGTGCCAATAGTCAATAATGTTGAGCTAGTAGTTGCGTAAACATCACCTCGTTGACCACTAGTACCTGAAATACCCGATGTGCCGCTAGTACCTGAATATCCACTTATACCTGATGTGCCACTAGTGCCACTTAATCCACTCCATCCTGAAGTGCCACTTACTCCTGATGTACCTGATACACCGCTGATGCCGCTCCATCCTGAGGTACCACTGATACCCGACGTGCCTGATTCACCTGATGTACCAGACTCACCTGATGTACCGCTATATCCTGATGTTCCACTAATACCTGTTGTACCTGATATACCCGAAGTTCCTGAATATCCACTTACACCTGTAGTACCACTATATCCACTTACACCTGTAGTACCACTATATCCACTTACACCGGTTATGCCGCTAAAGCCTGATATACCACTAAAGCCTGATTCACCTGATGTGCCAGATGTACCGCTGATTCCACTCCATCCGGATACACCTGATTCACCTGATGTGCCAGATGTACCGCTGATTCCACTCCATCCGGATACACCTGATTCACCTGATGTGCCAGATGTACCGCTAGTGCCGCTTATACCTGTAGTGCCGCTTATACCTGTAGTGCCACTATAGCCACTTATACCTGACGCTCCAGATACACCTGATTCACCTGATGTGCCACTAAATCCTGACGTTCCGCTTACGCCACTTATACCTGATGTTCCGCTAGCACCTGATTCACCTGATGTGCCACTAACGCCCGATGCTCCACTAGTACCTGATTCACCTGATGTGCCACTATAGCCACTTATACCAGATGTGCCTGACCAACCGCTTGTACCTGAATATCCACTTATACCAGACTCACCGCTTGTACCTGAATAACCACTGATACCAGTAGTACCTGATTCACCGCTTGTACCTGAATAACCACTGATACCTGATGTACCGGACTCACCTGAAGTACCACTCCATCCAGACACACCTGATTCACCGCTTGTACCTGATTCACCACTCGTGCCGGACCAGCCACTTGTACCTGACCAACCACTAACACCTGAATAGCCTGAAGGGCCTTGTAGAGGCCCGATGTTTGTCCAAGTATCATCTCCGTTACTTACTGCTCCATCACCTGCATCATATCCACCACCTGAGTTTTCTACAATATAAAGTGTTCCTGCAGGAGCTCCAT